TCTTGACATTAATTCCTGTTGCAGGATTTGATATTGCAACTTCTTTAGTTACATACTTAGCAATGGAAGAACTATCCTTAGACTTGGCATCAGAAATATAATCAATACCATCGGTATATGTTACTTTAGAAACCTGAATAAATCCTTCTTCTCCTGCTGTTTGTCCAGTATAAGAAATAACATCATCTACACGGAATATATCATTTGCTTGTAAATCTGTATCTGACTTTCTAGACAATACTGTAGTGCTACCAACCTTACCAGTATAATCATCACTCAATGGACTTTTATCATTAATAACTGTAAGTTGTCCTTCCTTACTATCCCAAAGAACAATAGCACCATCAATTTTATCTGTGTAAACATTAGCAAATCCATCTGGACTTCTTGCAATAACTTTTGATACAGCAGTTGTATTAGGGAAACTAGGAATTTCCTCTGTTATAGCAGCATTTGCAACAGTAACTTTAGGAGTTGTAGGAGTACCTGCATCTGGGTTAAGTGTAGTCTGAGTACCAAACTTAAGGCCTTCTCCAGGTGTAAATGTATTTGTTGTCTTAAGATTTACCCACAATTCAGATCCACTTACCTTAACAATAGTTCCAGAAGCATTGCTGGTCATACCTGTAATAGTCTGTAATCCTGAAAGTTTAGTAACATCAGTTGTAACATTGGTTCCAGAAACTGTATTTGTTATTGTAAACTTAAATACAGGATAGAACTCAAGAACTTGATCCCTACGACCAAATCTATCTTCAGATCCTTTAACATACTCAACTCTATTAGTAATAGTCTTCAAAGAAGCCCTAGACAAATCAACTAATGGAGATAAGTGAGAAACAGTACTTGAAAGATCTAGTTTATATGTTAAAGATCTGTCTATATTATTAACAGTCTGATTAATCTTTGATGCTATAACTTTTTGGTTAACAAAGAAGAAATCTTCATTCAAGAAAGTCTTCTCATAATCAGATTGTGAATATGATGTAAATGTACCAACATTATCATCAACAGGCGCAATATTAGTTGTCTTAACTTTAGTATCAACCTTTGTCTGACTAAATGAAAGGTTTGGAACAATAGCATAAACCTTTTCAAACTTTCTATTATATGATGCTAGTACATTTGTACCACCACCAAATGCATTAGCAGCTGCCCTACTAGATGTTGTAATAATATAGTTATCAACACCAGTATTAGTTACTTGATATAAATCAGAATTCAATCTAGAAGCTGTTATACCACCAACATCAGATGCTCCTTTTAAGAATACATGTGATTCTCCACTATTACTAAATCCATTATCAGGGTGATTAATCTTAACCTTAAAGTTATTATTCTTGAATAGAGTTGAAGTAGCACCAGTATTTGATTCGGCATTAGTTTCAATTGGATTAGATTCAAGTGCCTCATACCCAAGATCTTCATTAGTAAGAAGAAGTGATGCAGTCCTTGATGTATCAAATTCTGCACGATATAACTTAAATTTAAGATCTTCAAATAGATCTTCTGTCCAAGCATTAGTATTCTGGGACTTAAAGAGGGAACCTAAAGCAGGTTGTGTTGTGACAGTTGTACTAGTGGCAATCTCTGTCTCACCCAACTTAGATGCCCATACAAGATAATCAATAGAATCTGTCTCAAGAACAACTGCATATTCAGTATCATTCTGTAAATAAACTGGATAATCAAATATGAATTTAGTTGGAGTTGTAGAATTAACAACAGTCGTTGTTGAATCATCAATAGCAACGCCCATTCTTACTGCTGGACTATCAATAGTAATTACAGATTCAATTTTTGCACCTGCATTACCTGTTCCTGTACCTACCAAAACAACAGCAGGAGGTTCTGTATATTCTGAACCAGAGAGAACGACTTCAGAGTGATATACCATACCACCAGATACTCTTACAGTTGCAGTAGCAGTACCACCACCAGGGTTTTGAGGACTCTCAATCGTTACGATTGCTGAATCATATGCAGATCCAGTTGCTGTAACATTAAGGCCTGTTACTCTACCAGAATCCTTCGCTATCTTAAGAGTATTGGTTGTATTATTAATATTATTAGCAAGAGTCAAAGATGGAATAGTTAAATTCTCATCTTGCTGGAATGAAACACCAGTATGATTACTAAGAACTAATGTGTAAACTTGATCATTTAATAAAGTAAATATACCACCAGAAGATGCTGTTAACTCAATATTATTCTTATCAAATATCTTAGAAATAGGGCCAGAAGCATTAGATGTTGCTCCAGTTACTTTTTCCGATTTAGTTACATTTAAATTAGCACTAGCAATAACTCTCAAATAAGTATCAGGTGTAAGAACTTTCTGTGTTCCAGGAATAATATTCTTACCAGGTTTACTATTATCTACATCAGTCAAATAAACTCTAATTGGGATCTTATCACTCTTAGTTGAGAAGTATAGATCAATACCTGTTGCAAATACTCCACCATCATAATTCTCAACTTTAAATGTTTGAGCAAGTGGATTTGGTCTAATTGGATTTGATGTATTACTTGCAGTTAACTGAGTTCCTTCATTTGATTTGAAGAAAGCAGGAGAAGTAGAAACAATAGAAGAAGGATTTTCTGGAATTGCACCAGTAGCATAATACTTAACCTCAGCATATGTTTCTGCTAAATTCTTATCAGCATCAGTAGAACTTGATGTAAATCTAATAGTCTTAACACCAGTAGTAAATCTTACTTCACTAGCAGCACTATCATAAAGAACAGTATCTACATTACCAGTCCAAGTAGTATTCTCTCTTGGTGGTAATCCAGCAGGTATTAGAATAATACCACTAGCATTACCATTCTCATCTGTAGTAATAGAACCATTAAAAGCAGATAAGGAATTACCAGCAATACCTGTATATCTTGTATCAGGACATACCCAACGAGCAACATCCTGACCCTCCATAAAGGCATAGACCTTTGTATTAGGCTTAAGACGATTAATTACATACTTAACAGGAATACTTCTCGCAAAGAATGATAAAGAAGTAGAAATTACATTATTACCAACACCTTTAGTACTAATTCCCTTACCTATCTCATTGTTTTGAGGACTAATATTTGAAGAACTTGCTACAGACGCATTAGAAACACTTGATGATGCTAAGTTACTATTAGTATCAGCAAATGATCCTATATTAAAGAATGCTCTATTAGCACCAATCCAATTAACTTTATATGAATTATAGAGACTTGAAAGAGATTCTCTAACATTAGTCTTTGCTAATAATATAGAATAAAGGTTTGTATTATTATCAGTTACCAATGGTTCTGTGGAAATATCATACCAAGAATCTACACTAGGACCAATAAAGGAATCACCAACATACTGAAGAACAACAAATGGGTTTGGATTAATGGTTTTAGTAGCAAATGAATTACCAACTAAATCTAATTCTGTATAAGGAAGAGTTACACGATCCCCAGTTCTTGTATAACCAGCAGTTATTCTCTGATCATCTCTAGTATAAACTTCTTCCAACTTAAATGAATCTTCTTTGGATTCTGGTCTCATTACAGACTGTTGTGTATCAATAGCACATCTATAATCAGTAGATCGTAAAGATCCAATCTTATGAGCTTCAAAATTATCTACAATAAATCCACTCTTATAACGATTACCACCAGTACTATCAAGAACTTCCATATTAAGTGCTTGCTGTTCAAGTATACTCAATGTTGTATAGTACTCTAACCTTTCAATGCGCTTCTCTAACTTACCAATGTCACGCATTGTATAACGCTTATTATCAACTGGAGTAATTCTTACATCTTTGTTTGATTGTGTATATGCAGGGATATAAACATATGCCAAAGCAATAGCATCACTAACAGGATCTGGTTTAGATGGATTAAGTGAGGAATTACCTTCCTTAACAATAAATGATCCTTTCTTATTCAAAAAGACACCATCAATCCTATCAAGATATTGAGTTTGCGTAAACGAGAATGTGTATTCTAATCCAGCATCAGGAGCAGGAGTACTTGAAATAATACCACCTGTACCTGTAAATGATCTTGTGTTTGCTCCACCTAAAAGTGTATTATTCTGGAATCCAGAAATAATAGCATCATTATCTACTTTAGGCCTAAAGTCAAGAACATCTTTCAATGATACATTACCCAATGCAGGTGAATTATAAGAAGGAATTTCATTTGCCTCCACACCAGCTTCATGTAAATATGAATCAACTGTAATAAAGTCACCAGCAGTATGCTCAAAATAATCAAAAGCAATAACCAATTTACCAGATGGTGCTTCAGCACCAGGCTTTAATACAATTCTTGAAGTATCATATATTGTATCTCTCTGACCATCATCAAATGTAAATCTATCAGTAATATCAGTACCACTAACAATAGTACCAGTTTTATCTACAGTAGGAGGATTTGCTGTAGTTCCCATGTAAACATATTTTAGTTTATATACATCAGAATAACTGTATACTGCTGTTGTAGTAGTATCGTAATCTTTACCACGGAAAGGTATAACACTATCATTAACAGAATCAATAATAATTCTCTTATTAGTAACAGCAGTCTTAAGTCTTGGTTTTGCCTTAGTAACTTCTAGTGTAGCTGTTAATTTCAACGTTGGATACGTTGGGTTTGCTGGCATAGTGCCAAAATACGTATCAGGAAGGTTTAAAGTAACACTACCAGAAGTCAAACCACTAGCAGAATCAACAG